ATGGAGACTATGGCAGGCCGACGATGCACAGATTGAAAAGCTCGAGGAAGCCGAGAAGGCGCTCTGCCTGCAACAGAAGATTCTAGACGCGGCTATCCGCGCTCGTCTCTATGGAGGCAGCGCGATGGTGATCGGTGTCGACGATGGGCAGAGTCCTGATAGGGAACTTCTTCCAGACGCTATCGGCGAAGGCGATCTCAAATTCGTGCACGTACTCAGTCGTCATCAGCTGACAGCAGGTCCTTTGATAGAGGACATACTCAATCCGTTCTTTGGCGAGCCGTCTCATTTCATAAGACAACAGCCGGGCAAGGTGCCCATCAAGATTCACCCCAGTCGGGTGGTGCGCCTCATCGGTGCAAGCGTTCCTGAAGGTCGCAATGATGGATGGGGTGATTCTATCTTGCAAGTGGTAGACGACGCCATCAAGGATGCTGGCACTGTCGCTGGATCAGTTGCGACAATGGTCCACGATTCTAAGATCGATATCCTCAAGATCCCGAACATGGCGGCGAGGATATCTACTGACGAATACAAGGCGAAGCTCACCGCGCGCCTGAACTATGCGAATACGAGCAAGTCATTCCTCAACATGCTTGCGGTAGACAAAGAGGAAGAGTGGCTCCGCATCCAGACAAACTTCGGTGGGCTGCCCGAGATCATGCGTCTCTATCTCTTGATTGCATCTGGTGCAGCCGATATTCCTGCCACGAGGTTCCTCGGGCAAAGTCCGCTGGGGTTGAACGCTACGGGCGACAGCGACACGCGCAACTATTATGACAGACTCGCATCGGACCAAGAGCTCACTCTCAAGCCTGCATTGTCCCGCCTGGATGAAGTCTTCCTACGCCATGTGTTCGGTCACCGTGATCCCAATATCTACTACGAGTGGGCTCCCTTATGGCAGATGGACGAATCGCAGAAAGCAGACATCGCGGTCAAGAAAGCCAATGTGGTCAAGATCGACAGTGAACTGGGGCTCATCCCACTTGATGCACTGGCCGAAGCGCGCACCAACCAACTGGTGGAGGACGGCTTCTATCCTGGACTTGAAGCCGCGATCGAGGATGCAGAACTGGAAGCAGAAATCTATCTGCCGGAGCCGGATCCGCTTGCTCTTCCCGCGGTGGGTGCTCCGAAAGCGTTGCCCGCGCCGGCGAAGAAACCTCCAGCCAAGGCAAAGGTGAAAACAGACAGTGTCCGCCCTTTCGACCGAAGCGTTCAAGATATTCTAAACGATTGGCAAGACTACAACGAAGAACATGATGAACTCGGGCGCTTCGCCGGTACTGGATCGCTTTCCGCGGGCCAGCACAAGACTCTTGCTGCGAAGACCCTCGGACGGAAGCTGACACAGGATGAAGAGACCGCGGTCACTCGCTATGGGTTCCATGACTATACAAAAATCAACGAAGGTCTGCGCAAAGGTAGCACCAAGAACCTGGACACCGACTACAAGAAGGGAATCAAGTATCTTACGCAGGTACTCGATGATTCTTCACTAGCAAAAGAAATCCACGGTTATCGGTTCATGGACGGTGCGGCTGCCAAGAAAATGCGCGCCGCTATTGGCAAGACAATCGTTGACAAAGCATTCTTGAGTACGACAACGAACCCGCGCGCTTATCAGCTGAGCGGTCGCAATGAACGAGTGCGTGTCATCCTTCCGAAGGGAGCTAAGGCTTTGCCGGTGGCGCACATCACGAAGGTCGACGGTGAATCCGAGGTGCTGGTGCAACGTGGTAGTCGCTTCAGTGTATCTGAAGAAAAGGGCGTGCTCACGTTGCGCTTAAAGATGAAGGCCTGATGGACACTGCCAAATTCACATGGGAATCGGACGACTTCGAAGTCATCCAAGGTGATGATGATCTTGATGATACGCTGCTCGACATACTGCTCGACGAATTTACCGAAGACGAATATACTGAGGCGCTGCATCCTCGCGATCCGCATGGCAAGTATACTCACAAGGGCGGCGGCAGTGACATCAATGCCCCGATGCAGTCTAAGGGCACGATGCTGGTCGGCTACAAGCTTAGCTTCATGCACAAGGGCAAGTCTGAGACAGTCAGTCTGGACACGACCAAGGTCAAGGGAAATTCCGGTGAGCGCGTCTTGTTGCGTGCCGCATACAAGCAGGCCATCGGGAATGACATCAAGAAAGAAATAAACAACACGATCGTCGCATCGTTCAAGAAGCAGCATGCTGTCCTCGCGAAGACGGGCAAGAACCCCGACAAGATGGCCGAGATCGAGGGTCATCTCAAGAAGTACGGTGTCGACGTCAAGAAAGAACTTTCTGTCACGGCACCCACGCCGATAGCGAAGCTGAAAGAACCGGAGCCGGTTCCGCCTCCTGCGCCGAATGCGGTGCCGACACCGACACCTGAGCTGCAGAAGGCAGACAACTGGAAGAAAATAGGGGAACAAAAAGGGTCTAACCCTGGAGGCACTTACGAAGATGCTTCCGGAAACAAGTGGTACGTCAAGGTCCCGAAGACCGAGGACCACGTCAATCAGGATATCCTCGCGAATAAACTCTACCGCGAAGCGGGCATCAACGTTCCGGTGGAAATCAAGACTACGCTCGACGGCAAGCCTGCCGTGGCCAGTCGCATCATCCCAGATGTCAACACGCTTGGGGAACTTGCTGCGGGCGGAACAATCGTCGCTGCCGTCGAGGCGCAAATCCAGAAAGGATTCGCGGTCGACGCATGGCTGGCCAACTGGGACGTGATCGGTCTGAATAAAGATAACATTCTGATCGGCGGTATGTTGTCCACCACCGGCGGATTGACTGGTTATCGCACGGACACGGGCGGTACACTGGGATACAGAGCGCAGGGCGGTACCAAAGCATTTGAAAAGGAAGTCAAAGAGCTAGACACATTGCGTGATCCCAACCTCAATCCGCAGGCGGCCAAGGTCTTCGGCAAGATGACCTACCCGCAAATCGCCGAGTCTATCGAGCTGGTGAAGAAGATACCTGACCAGACTATTGTAGATGAAGCCGCCAAGCTCGGTATCCCGCACATAGGAAAAATGCTGGTCGAGCGGAAGAAGTATCTTGCTTTCGTGCAGCCGGACTTTGTCGCAGGTAAGAAACCAGATCTTAAGAAAATACCTATGCCAACTGCGCATGGTGGAGAAGACGAGGATGAATATCCAATAACTGTAAAGACCAAGACAAAAGCTGAAGCGCCTTACAAGACCAGCCCAATCGCCGGCGGCCAGCCATTGTCACCCGAGGACGATGCGAGCTGGAGGGATCTAGTCAAAATAGGTCCCAACGCGTCAACAGACTGGGTGATGCGCGCCAATGCGGGTCTTAAAAAACTTCCTTCTGGTGTCAACATTTCACCGTATGAGGCGGCGCATATCACAGCCTACACCGGTCATGCGTTCGGGGATACGAATCGTGGTCTGCGCAGCGGCGTCATGACTGAAGAATTATGGAATCACACGCTTCGTCTTAACGACGCGCTCGACAAGCTGCCAAATTACCAAGGTGTGGTTGGCCGCGGTGCGACTGTGAAACCTGATGTGATAATGTCGTATAAAGAAGGGATGATTATCGAAGAGCGCGCTTTCACTAGTGCCTCGAAAGGCACTGGCTGGAGTGGCAACCTGAAGCTGAAGATCACCAGCAAGACAGGAACCGATGTCAACGCACTTTCGATGCATCCCGGTGAGAACGAAGTGCTGTTCAAGTCGGGCACCCGCTTCAAGGTCACCAAGGTCAGCACACATGCCAACACCACTCATGTAGAAATGGAAGAAATCGCCGCAGCCTCTTGGAAGAAAACCGCATGACACCGCCCCGCATACCTGATCCACACGAAGAGCCCGAGGATCCCATCACCAAGCGCGGTGATCCGCTGCCCGGCATGATGGACGACGGCACACTCAACGTGGTCGAGGAAGATGACCTACCGGAAGAACTCGGTTCGGTTGGTCCCGAAGAAAAAGATGAAGAGCACCAGAACGAAGATCCTGTAGACGAATGACTGCTGTCCCTGTCCATCGCCATGTGCACGATGCCAAGGCGGGCAAGAGAGACCCGACGCGCACGAGTGATATTCGGCGCATATGGCGCGGGGAACTGGAACGACGAATAGCGACTCTCAAGAACTACGTGCGCGGTGCGATCCTGCAGACAGACTTTCTGGAACTGAGCGTGGCACCATGGGCCAGTCGCGCCGGAATCAATCCACGACTAGACACCAAGATCAAGGTCTTTGCTGACTGGTTCAAATCCATTAACGACAAGATCGTGTTCGGCGATGACGGTGGCTGGACACGCCCCTACGTGGGCAACGCTTATCTGCGCGGCCATCAGCACGCAGCACAGCGGTTGAAAGAACAATTACCTATGATGATAGACAGCGCGAAGCTCTCTGCGCTGCAAATGATAACCATCAACGATATCGACGGTATCACTGATGTGGCTGAGCAGCAGGTTGTTCGCGTCGTGGCCGAGGCTCTGAAGAACAAACACTCTCCGCAGTTATTGATGCGCGAGGTCAATCAGCGGATCGACGTCATCGAGCGCGCACGCGGGCGCACATGGGTCAACTCTATCGTGATCGGTGCCTACACCGAGGGAACCTTGGACGCTTATCGGTTGATCGGCGTGCAGCAAGTAGGAATTATTCCCGAGTTTGTTTCCAGCAACAAGCTCAGGGTCAAAGACGCAGAAGTCGCACTGATCACCGCCGGCGATGATGAAGTCTGCGAAGAATGCTTCGAGCTTGAAGGCACGATTTATGAATTGGAAGATGCCTACGGTGTGATTCCAGTTCACCCGAATTGCCGCTGCGCCTGGATCCCCATCGAGGACAAGCGGTTCAAGAAAATCCGTGTCGGCGAAGAAGACTTCGACTGACATGCTGCACCGTGTTATCTATTTTCTTCTCGGCCTCGCGGTCATCTGTGCGCTCATCGTCATCTGGTTCAATTGACCTTGGTCCTCTCTGTTCGTTAACTGTGTGCCCCCCAGCTCGTGTGGAGCGGATAGAAGAGGTCCCAAGCCTAGGGAGTGTGGAACCTAGGGACCCCGGTGGTTCTAACACTCCCGACGGCTTCTCCAGCTTCGGCGTTGGTCCACTCGCTCTGTTGAGACGCCGTAGCGTGCCGTGCACCAGTGGTCCTCCCCCCTGAGGATTTGCGTCTGGCGCACGGTATCGCTTCATATAAGGAACTTTCAAATGCCCAAGATGCAGATCCAAGAGTTCATACTCATTGATGAGAATGATGATAGTGATTTACATTGGACCCTGACGGGTGATGGATATTTGGTTGCGCAGCCGCGCATTGCGCGCACCGGCATCCAGATCTACAAGGGTCATGAGATGGGTGTCAGCCAGGATACTGTCCGGGTTTTTCGACCGGACACCGAGGTTTTCGGCATCGACGCGATGAAGACATTCGCACATCGTCCGGTTACGTTGGACCATCCTGCTGAGCCGGTCAACGCAACCAACTGGCGCAAGCTCGCGGTCGGTCAAACGGGTGGAGAAGTCGCACGCGATGGTGACTTCCTGCGGGTGCCATTGGTCCTCATGGACCAGAAGGCAATCGACAGCGTCAAGGCAGGCAAGCGTCAGCTGTCTGTCGGTTATCTCGCAGACGTTGACTGGACTAGCGGCGTTACTGACTCAGGCGAAGCATACGATGCTGTTCAAAAGGACATTCGGGCCAACCACCTCGCAATCGTCGCCAAGGCCAGGGGTGGCCCTCTACTAGCGATCGGCGACGATGGTGAAACAGGAGTATCAACCATGAAGATCACTGTTGACGGACTTGACCTCGAGCTCCCGGACATGGCGGCGAACATCGTCACGCGTGCCCTGGACAAAATCACTACTGACAAGAACACACTCCAGGCCATGATCACGACACTGGAGACCAAGCTCGGCACATCGACCGCCGATATCGCCACGCTGCAAACGGCTAGCCAAACCAAGGACGGTGAGATCATCGCCCTGAAGCAGCAGCTGAAGGACGCGGAGCTGACACCACAGCAGATCGACGAAAAGGTGCGCGAAAAGCTCGCGGTCGTCGGCAAGGTCGTGGCGGTGCTGGGCGATAAATATGTCACCGACGGCAAGTCCAACGAGGAACTGCGCCGCGCAGTGGTGGAATCCAAGGTTGGTGTCGAAGTCACCAAGTCCATGTCGGACGCCGCCGTCGGAGGTGCTTTCATCGCATACACCTCCATGCCTGCCAAGCAGCAATACACACCGTCGAAGTCCAACGGCGTGATCGACCTTGCCAGTGCTCTCGTCGGTGATCAAGAGGCCACTGACCTGCGTGCCAAGGCAGACGCGGCATGGGAGAAGCGCGGCAAGATTCTCGAAAACTCTTGGCAGCAGAGAGTCAGCTAACTTCCCCCGTTTCAACGAAATCCCCGCCATTAAGGAGAGTCAACCATGGCAAACGTCGCTGTTCAAACGACCTACACGACCGGCATGCGGCCTGCACTTGCGGGCATGCCTGCGTCAATGCACGGATACAACGGTGATACAAAAATCTGTGAAACCGTCGCAGGTATCGGTTTCGGTCTGGCCTGCTCACGTGGTACGGCTGACCGCGGAGCGATTATCGGCGGTGCTGCCTTCGTCGGTGTCACGGTCCGTGACATCACGCTGGTGCATGCGGTTGCCGATCTGGACAAATACGTCCGCTACGAAAACATGGGCCTCATGGTCTACGGTGATATCTGGGTCTCGGTCGGTGCTGCCGTCACGCCTGCTACCGCTGTCGTATTCAGTGCCACGACCGGTCAGTTTGCACTCGCCGGCACGTCACTCGCCAACGCGAAATACATGACCACGCAGGCAACTATCGGCGGCCTCGCGATTTTGCGGATTCTGCCAACTTAAGCTTCTACTGAATATCCCATTCATCCCCTCTCATAGCCTGCGGGCTAAGGAAAACAGGAGGACGCAGATGCGTCAATACATCGCAGATGCTCAGCAGGCTCTGAGCTTCGTAACGCAACAGGCTTCCCTGATCGAGACGGCGGTATACGAAACTCAATATCCCGCTTTGCAATACGCGGAGCTGATTCCGCTGGACTTCTCCGCGCCTGAGTGGATCAAGTCGATTTCGTTCTACGGCATCGACAAGGTTGGTCAGGCCGATTGGTTCCACCACCATGCTACTGATATCCGACTGGCCGACGTCGAGCGTTCGCGATACGAACAGGGCGTCGAGCTCGCCGGCATCGGCTATCGGTACACGATTGAGGAAATCTCACAAGCTATCTTTATGCGCATGAACCTCGAGGCGGCTCGCGCGGCTGCGGCCGTGCGCGCGTACGAAGAGTTCACCAATCGGGTTGCTCTCACGGGTGACACGGGCAAGGGCTGGACCGGCTTGTTGAATCGTACCGATGTCGACCGTGCTGACGTGGCAGCGGATGGTACTGGTTCCGCCACTGCGTGGACAACCAAGACACCCGCTCAGATTATTCGTGACATCAACGTGCAGCTCGCGGACGTACTAAGTGACTCACTCTCCACTGAGTACGCGGATACGATCCTGCTGCCGATCGCGCAGCATACTTACCTTGCGACGACTCCGTTCTCTGCGAACAGCGAACTGTCTATCCTGGAGTGGCTGCGCAAGTACAATGCCTTCACTGCCGAGACTGGTCGTCCGATTACCATTCGCGCGGTGCGTGATCTGGCCACAGCCGGCGATACATCTTCGGCACGCATGATCGTGTATCGCAACAGCCCCGATGTGCTAAAGATGCACATTCCAATGCGTCATCGGTTCTTGACACCCATGCCGCGTGGTGCGCTGGTGTTTGATGTTCCGGGTATCTTCCGCCTTGGCGGCCTGGAAATTCGTCGGCCAAAAGCCATCCGCTACGCCGACAAAATCTAGGGTAAGCTTGCACCGCTATCATTCAACGAGGAGAACTCAAATGGCTGACGAAAAGGAAGTCAAGGTGGTGGAAATCACCCTGAAGAACAAGTCCACGGCCCGACAGACCTACTTCGACGACAAGGGCAAGGGCGTGAGCATCATGCCGGGTGAGGTGGCCACGTTCAGCGTACCGGAGGCGGTGCGTGATGATCTGAAGAACAGTGAGCTGGTCGAGTTCACCACGAAGTCGGCGGCTGAGGCCGAAAGGAAGAAGGAAGCCGCTGACGAAGAGGCGGCAGCCAAGAAGCAGGCGGCTGAAGAGGCTGCGGCTGCCTCGAAGAGGAAATAGTGAATGCCCTATACCCCTCCGTCCGCAGCTCAATTTCGGCTACGATTTGCGGAATTTGAGACCATGACTGATGAGTTGATCTCGATCGTGTTGATCGAGGCAGGTCGCAGTGTGGATACGTCATGGACGGAGGGTGACTACACGCGTGGAATCCTGTATCTGGCAGCACACTATGCTTCTATCATCAATCGCCAGCTACTCGTCGGCACCGGCGGTGGCGGTGGTGGCAGTGTTGGCGGTAGCCTGAACTACGAGCGGCTGCTCAAGTCAGTCAGCTTTGCTGATCGCACGATCACCTACGAAAATAAACCGACCGAAGAATTCGCCAGCGAAGGTGGCGGCGGCGGTACCACCATCAGGCCGGACACGACGTTGTACAGCTTGATGTATGATGAAATCCTAAAGAGGAATGTCCCAGATGTTCTGGTGATCAATGGTTATTAGTACATCATGGGCGGCGCTTGCTAATCTGGCTGATGCAGCGGTCGATAGTACGTTTGGTGAAAGAGTACGGTTCATTCCATGGTCAGACGGTGGTGGTTATCAAACGGCTGGACCAGACAACAGTCGCGCGCCTTCACCCGTGGTGCTGGCGTGCTTCGTAAATCCCGCGGCCTCTACGAGTGATACTTCGGCAGGGACGCGAATCACCAGTGACCTGAAGCTTTCGATACGTCAATCATTGGTGCCAGCCAAATTGCGCAAGGGAGACCGTGTAGATTTCCTGGACCGTGATGACTGGACGCTTCAGGTTTCATTCATCGAGCCCGGACCGACTGGCCGGTATGTGATACATCTGTTGCGGACAACCGAAAGCGAGCTCACGTGAGTATCATCCGACCAGTCGTTAGGATGTGTGCGGTGGCAGCCCTGCGTGACAAGACATGGGCCGAGGATAGAGTTTTTGATTCTGACAACACTCCGTTGATGGACATACTCGCGGGCGCGGGCGCGAAGCCTTATATCACTGTCTACACCGACACGGATGTTCGCGACAGAATCAACGGCATGGATTTGTACACGCTCGGGCGCACGATCCAGCTGGTGCTGGAAATTGGCGTGGCTTCTGCAGTGCAAGTCGAAGGTACAGACGGCACGGTGCTGAATATTCCGCAGACTGACCAAGCGATGGAAGCGGTCATAGACTTCATCGAAGGTCAGGCGCTGAACGCTATCGTCACTGACCCACGCTCACCGTGGGGTGAAATTTTTCGGCGCATAGTCTTGCCGATAACTCGTCTGTCATCTGTTCGGGGCGGTGCCGCAGACAAAGGCACCCGCTGGGCAGCACGGCAGGTCACGCTCATATGCTCTTGCATCGCAGACCCAGCACCCGGCACCGTCATAGACACGGACCATCCGGTTCGGGAGTTTATCACACTTGCTCAGTCACAGGATCAGGATCATGTGGGCATGGCGGCGGCTGCCAATCTGGTGGAGTCAATGTTGAATGATACGGCTGCACCCCCATGGCGGCAAGGACAGGCGTGGATGGGGTTCACGAAGAAGACTATGCAGGGCATGGGTGTCGCGCCGCTGGTCGAAGAGGACGAGCTGGATTCGCCATTCAAAACATTTGATCATGAGATAATCCCGAACGCGGTTTATCCCAAAGAGGAACATCTTCCTTGATCGGGGTTAAGATCAGCACCAAAGATTTGCTGCGTATAGGGCAGGTGCTCGAGGTGCGGAAGAACAGGATCAATCAGGCGTGCGCCAGAATGCTGAATGACATTGGTGACAAGACGGTGGACGAAGTCGCGCGTATGGTGCAGTCACAGACACTGATACCGGCGGAAAACGTGCGAAGTACCATCGCGGTGAAACGCGCCACGCCCGGTGATCTAAGCTATCGTGTCGACGCGTCGAAAGCATTCGCCGGTCTGGATGACAGACAGATGGGTGCGGGCAAGAACTTCAAGAAAAGACCTGAGGGTTATTTCTATCCTGGCGAACTAGTCAATATCGTCACGATGGATGACAAGGCGGTCTGTGAAATTTGCCAGGAAGCGGCGGAGCACGGGCCATACTCAATCGACGAGGCACAGAAGATGTTGCCGCTGCACATCAACTGTCGTTGTCTGGTTGCGGCGCATCAGGCACGGCGCACGCTGCCGGTCGAGTTCAAAAAGAAAGGCAAGGCAGAGATCAACAAGGTGAGTCTAAATCAGCTGGTCGCTCGCCTTGCCAAGGAAAGCAAACTCACGATAAGGGCCAACTGACATGTCATCAGAATATGAAAAGCTGTTTGGTGAAATCAGCAATCTGCGGCGCATGGTCGCCAACATGATCATGCCTGCCACGGTGCATGAGGTCAAAGGTGACCGCATGCGAATGTCGATGGGCAAGGATTCGGATGGCAAGGATAATCTCGGTCCGTGGCTCGACACGGGTGGGGACATGCGCGGGGGCGGGCGCGAGCGCAAGTTTTATAAAAAGGGTCAGAACCTTATGATGATTTCCCCGAACGGGGATCCGGCGCAGGCGTTCGTCGTTCCTTATGCGCCGAACAAGAACCACAAGCCGCCTGACCATGCCAACAAGTCAGGTCAGGATGAGGAGACCTATCAGCTCGACGACCTTCGGGTAAAGAAAACGAAAAGCGGTTATGCGATCTGGCTGCAGGAGGGGAAAAAGGATGACCAGCAGGGCGGTCAGCAGGGGGAACAAGGTCAACAGTCCGGGTCCGGCGGTGGCGGCAGCGGTGACAGCAAGCAGCAGCGCAAGGTATACGAACATGAACCTCAGGAAGCGGAAGCGCGTATTGCATTGCGCCTGGACAATGATGGTGGCATCACTGCTCGTATTGGTAAAGACAAACGCTTCATGGTGAACAAGGACGGCGTGAAGATGAAAGCGGGCAATGACTATGCGGTGGTGAAGGACGGTCAGCTCATCTGTTCCAAGGAATGGCAAGTTGGTGGCGACCCGATCAGCGATGATGATAAGATTTAACCTGGAAGGAGAACCCAGAATGGCGAAAGCAGCAGCGCCCGTGCCGAGCGTGCGGGAATATTTCGTTTACACTGATGCGCCCAGCGTCGGTGAGGCGAAGGTGATCGAAACCGAAAGGGGGAAGGTCGTTCGTATGTCGAGCGCGCAAGCTCAATACTGGGTTGATCAGGGTGCCATCGGCCCGAGAGCATACGTCGAATTGTCCGAGGGAGCGAAGGCTGCTCTCGCTCAGTTTCGTAAGACCCCGCTTGAAAAAGAGCCGGAGTAAATCTCCGTGGCCCTGTCCACCAAATACTATGATCCACAATCTGATATGTGGCCGGAGTTGGATGTTGAAATACGCATCCTCGCTCCGGTCCGTGTCGGCATGGATCGTAAGACTGGAAAGGTCATCGTTGGCTGGCGTCATGTGACCCAGTCAATGAGAATGATCTTTGCCACGCGCTATCACGAACGTCCATTGCGTCGTTGGGCAGGCAGCTTCGTGCCACACTTGCTGGGCGAGCTGGCTACTCCGCGCGTGATTACGAAATTCTACTGGGCGATTGCTACTTCACTGGATCTATGGGAACCGAATTTCTCCTTGCAACAGATCCATGCAGAATCGCGCAGGATGGATGGTTCTGAGTTGACTTCCGTGAACGAACTGCGCCAAGGCAAGCTGACCACCCAGAATGAAGGTGTATATCGCCCGCGCGGGCACCTTGGTGATTCAACACCAGAAAACCGGCGGACGCTTGGGCTTATTGGAAATATCGGCAGGGATTGGGCAGAAATCAGATGAGCCGCATCAGCGTCATCGCACTGTCCGAACTTGCTGAAATGAACGTGATCGAGAAGATCGACACGGAAGAAATCATCGTTGCCCGCATGAATGATCTCAAGACACGCTGGGCAAGCTATGATCCACCGGCAGCAGCGCAGTATGACGTAGAGGGTTTAGAATTCGACCCTATCAAGATCAATCAGGAAGTGTCTACTTATTTCGAGCTGATGCTGCGTGATCGTGTCAATCAGGCAGCACGGGCTGTGACGTTGGCGTTTGCATCTAATGATGACTTGGACGCCATTGCCAGTCGTTATCCGGGTGGGGTGCCGCGCATTGACGGTGAGACTGACGAACGCTATCGCCGGCGCGTGTGGTTGTCTCCCAATATGCTGTCGCCGCATGGGATCTTCGAAGCCTATGTGTTCTGGGCGTTGACTGCTGATCCTACGCTGCGTGACGCAACTGCAACAAGCGTGCGCGGCAGTGGTAACATTAAAGTCACGATCATGGCTGAGGGTGCGAATCCAACGCCGACTGCTGCACAGTTGAACGCCGTGATGATCTATGTTGAAAGTGAAGCACGCAAGGGGTTGACCGACGTGATCTCGGTGGCGTCACCTAGGATAACATCCTGCAAGTATCGTATTCGTGTTTGGCTGCTGCCCGGCTTCGACCAGCTAGGTGTCATGACCAAGCTGAATACTGCAATCACCAACTTGATCGAGACACAGCGTTGGCTCGGCTATGATCACACGCATGTGGCGATCTCCGCTGCGATGTACATCACCGGCGTATACAACATAGTCATCGATGAACCCGCGGAAGATGTTCTAGTTGCGGACGATGGCTTGGTTCAGGTGTCAGACGTGAAGTTGACCTACATCGGGCGCGGCGAATGACCGACGGTCCCGGCGCAGAACTTCTTTACCGGAATGCCGCAGGGCTTGAGAAAGCCATGGCGGATGCTGACGCTGTGCGTCAGGTCGGTATCGATGCTGAAGCCATCATAGATAGTTGGGATCCGTTCAAAACGCGTTTAGAAAACTTGCCCTATCTCGCGTGGGCGCTCGGGGTCAATTACTGGGACGACGACTGGTCGGAGAATACGAAACGCGATTGGGTCGCGCGTCAGTGGGAGTTTAAATCTCTACGCGGCACGCTTGCCGGTATCAAGATGGTGCTGGACTTTGCCGGTCGTGATGTTTCGCCGTTTGGTTATCATGTCATTTCGGCAATACTGCCGCCGCAGCATGCGTTTGCCGGACCGAGTTTGACCACGGATCAACGCGAAGATTGGCTTCAGCGCCTGCCGCAGTTGCGCGTGTGGCGCGTGCAGGAAGCCGGTACCGCTGCTGACAACAAGGCTTTTCTGGGCGGGGTCGGCAATCTACGTTTGCGGGACTCGCGCTTTTGTCTTGGCGGTATTGCAGATCGTTCGCTAGACGCGTTATCACTTGCTGTTGGTCCGCCGTTGTTTGAACTACCGGATAGTGGGACATTCGCTGCGCTTGGTTCACAAGGTATTGAAATTGGTGCGCTTACTACAGCAGATTTGAATAGTTTCGCTGTTGGTTTTGGATCGATACTCGGTCGTCAACAAATAGGGCAGACAATCACTGCGTTTAGTGAAGTCTTGTTGTCCGTTACGATTTTGGCCAAAGTTGTTGGCGATCCTCAGGATAGTCTTATCGCAAGTGTGTATGCTCTGGACAGCAATGGATTTCCTAGTGGGGCCGCATTGGAAGTTTCTAATATCGTTGATCATTCAATACTCAATGGTGGTTCTAATACGTATATCACGTTTGAATTCTCATCTGTTGTTGCCAATCTGGATATTGGTTCTAGGTATGCAGTTATCATTTCGCGAACAGGCAGCTTGAATAATTCTCATACGTATATGCTGCAAACTGCGGCTATAGCCGGATCTACCTTGTTGTCCAGGTTGGGTGGTGTCTGGGTTGATGAAGGTGATTTCAATCTTGTTGGTTCACTTGAATTCAGTGGTGTTGGTCTGGGACGACCTCTTTTCGAATCGTGGGATTTTATCCCATACACTCTTGTGTCTTCTTCACCTGTTTTCAGTGTGCCTGCTATTTCGGTTTCGATGTTTACACGAGGATTGAGTATCGGCAGCACTATTATCTATGGCGGTGCGCCACACGATATTGCTGAACCAATTTCTGGCGCGCCTGTAAATCAAGTTATGACTGCGCAGTCTTTCCGAGGAAGTGGTCGTTTGAATGGCATCACGGTACTAGCTGCAAAAGTCGCCGCCGGAGGTCCCTTGCCGACAGACAATCTGGTTGCCAAGATAATGGCAACGGATGGTTCATTTGACATAGACGCTATTTACAATTGGACTACTTTCGGGCCCGAAAAATTTTCATTGCTTGGCACGGCTTCTGTCAGCGCGAGTTTGATTTCAACAACTCCTTCGTCAATTGGCTTTGCGTTCAATCCACCGATCACGATCATTCCTGGCCAAACATATGTCGCTAGGTTCGAGCGATCGAATGCTACTCAAGGTGATCTAGCTGGTGGCCGTTACGTGATGCCAAGAAATCTTGTTGGCAGCTATGCTGATGGAAATGCCTTCCATGCAATAGCTATAGGATCTGTAGGAGAGACATCCTGGATTCGTTACGCCGGTGACTATGCGATCTCACTACAATATAGTGGCGTTGTTGAAATTGGTACGCCAACTATCACGATACTCATTCCAAGGAACTTGACAACAAGTGCACTCGTGCTCGGTGCACCGCTGTTCAAGTCGTTTATCTTGTTGTCGCCGCAATCGCTGGAAGTCAGTCGAACTGTTTTCTATCAGGCAGGCAGCCAGCCAGACGATACTGTGTTCCTGGTTGGAGCGGCGGCGATTGCGACACGGGGCAGGGTGGCGCAAAGCTTTATCGCGCAGGACAAGCGTCTCTTCGAGGTGACAGCCTCGATTCGTGTGTCTGGAACACCACTCGACGGAATCACCGCCAATGTCATACAGATACTGGGAGGCGCAGCTGAAAATGTCATATCGGGTAATTCTACTGTTGTCAGTGGATCTACAATAAGTACGTCTGTCTATGATCCAGTCACGTTCGTGTTTGATCCGCCGATCGATCTAACGGTGGGGACGGGTTATGCTATTGCGTTCACGCGAACGAACCCGGCGGCACCGACAACTGACTACTACAATATGCGTGTATCGTTTGCGAGCGTCTTCTTGATGGGTGCTTGTTACACAAATCAAACTGGCATTTGGTCGTTGACCAGCCGTGACATGGCTTTGACGCTGAGGTACAAGTTTGACATTGGGGCACCAGTTCTTACGATACTTATTCCAACAGGGAAGACCGTTGGATCACCGGTTCTTGGTGCACCTGTATTCAGTATGATCGTTCCGCTGGCGGTAGGATTCAGAGGCATCGATATCAATCAACACTTGACTTATCAACCGGGCACCATGCCGGGTGATACTTCTCTTCCAATTGGTACATTGCCCGTTGGCTTTGGATGGCGAGGCAGAGTAGGGCAGAGCTTTATCGCGCAGGGTAGTCATCTTAATGAAGTCATGGCTCCGTTTAATGTAACGGGAACACCGGGTGATGCAGTCCGTGCTAATATTCAGCTAACGAGTACTGAATTTCCAGTTTCGGGTTACTCCATCGCTGTGATAAGATCGTCAGATTTTGTCCCGGTTATATTTAGATTTGATCCGCCGGTCAATACGACGCCGGGTACGTCATACATGGTCGTGTTCTCGCGAACAGACCAATTCGCACCGGAAACTAGCTTCTACAATGTGTTGGTGTCCGGTTCGAATGTCTATCCCGGTGGCAATGTCCTTACAGACTACAGCGGTCCATGGCAGCCTACGGCTACACGCGATATGTCTGTCTTGTTGAAATACAGTCTCGGGCTTCCGGCGCCGAGATTCTCTATGATACAGCCACTTCCATCGGGTGGACTTGTAGCTCCTTCACCGACTGCAGTAGCTGCGTTTGCCACCTATGCGCGATTGACAGCCGCGCCGCTTTCAGTTTCGGCTTTGAGCATTGGCAGTACGACACTGGCTTTCCTGCCATTCGTGCGTACAGACATTATGACCGTCTCGAATGAAGTCAGTGTCGGTAATTCACCAACTGCAACGTCAGCAAGTTTCACGCCACCGAATAATTCGTTGCTCGTACTCATTGCAGCGATTCAGGGAAATGGCACATCGGGGGCACTCAGTATTTCGGGTGGAGGTTTGACCTGGACTGCTCGGGTAATATCTTCTAACATATATCAAAGTGGTCCTCCAGGTAAGAATGTTCGCTTGCTGCTGTATACGGCGAACGTCACAACTGGTGCACCGATGCAGATCACGGTGTCCGATTCGGGAACAGTGACTACGGATAAAGGCAGTGTTTTGCTGAGCATCATGGCGTACACCGGGCACAATATGGGATCACCTGGAGGAGCGACCGTATCGAATACAACTCCTGGAGATGCTGGCTTGACAATGACTATGACAGCGCCTCTATCCAGCAGTCAGGTCATCGCGTGGCGCATGCGTTCGGATGTTGCGTCTATCAGCGCCGGGATAAATCCAGGTGGTGGGTGGACAGCAGTTCACAGTGTCAGTTCGACAACTCCTGGAAATCTTAATCTTGATACGATGGTACGGGAAGGCAGTACATCAACTTCGGTGACGTTTACTGATACATCATCAAATTCGAGCGCAAGTTCCTGGGTTCGCCTTTCGGGGGCATACGAATTCAGGCGTGGGTCTTGAAATGGGTAGTGGTCTTGCGTTTTCCATGCCTAGTACCGCGCTTAGTCGCTTGACGAGGCGCGCACGTTGGGTCGTTGACGGAGTGGAAACCGATGTCAAGGTAGAGTCTATCGGAACCTACTGGCAGCTTCATCTCAGCAGCACGGCAGGTCATCGTGTATTCAGCGATGTACCGGCACGGCCGAATGATCGTTTCTATATTCCTTCAGACGCCTGGAGGCGATTGGTTACGATCATGCCAACACCAGTCATGCCATGGAGGACGGCATCTGGACCGACACTCGAACCAATAAATGCTGAACCAGAACGTGTCATGGTCAGCGGCATACGTGGGCATCAGGTGTTCAGTGATACACCACTGTCACCGCGCAAATACTTTGCGCCAACGACCGCACCTATGAGGATCTTTGAACGCTATGCAGTCTATGATCCAGCTGTGCCCGTGGCCCGCAGAACCGGGGTACAGTTCATGGGCACCGGGAGATTTGGGTTTCCGAAATATACCGGGTGGCTGCACGTATCCGTCGCGGGCAAGCGATCGATGTATGAAGCGGGTGAGGGAATCAACGGTCCGCAGAAAAGATTCTGGATTCCGCATGATCCGAGGCCGGTGCAGCGTGTGCGGAATGCGATACAAGCGGCAGCAAGATTGAGTGATAAGATCATGCTCGAACTCGGACCGGTGCGTCGCTTGGTTGGTCGCGGTCACCCGATCCTGGTCGGAATCGACCACCTTATCATAGATCGTCCTAGCCCTGCTGAAAGAACTTGAATTCAGGGCAATCTCTAACCAGATACGAGGGCTAAGGCAATGGAAAAAGTCGTAATCTTCAGGGACTACCAGGAGCAGCAGGCTCAAGATCATAATGACTTGCAGGGGTTTGCGCGCGAAAGCCTGGATCATATCGTACGCGATGCTGTCACGTCGACGCGTCGTTTCTCTGGCTTCACAACGTCGAAAACAGCCCAAGCTGAAATTCAAATTTTGGCTGGTCGATTCTACGATGTGTTCGGTATCATCTATAATCTAGGATCAACCACCGTTCAGTCGATGCTGACTTACTTGCCGGTGACAGCACAGCGCGTTGTCTCAGTTTCGGTATATGGTATCGAGACTGAAACCGATACCGAAGAGCGTGATTATCTAGTAGACGTGTTCACTGGTCGTATCGAGCCACGCGCACAAGCCACGGTGCGCAGCCGTGCGGCTGTTCTGGTAATGAATGTCGGTACTGAAAGCTCTGATCCGCAGCCACCTGCCATTCCGTCCACGCATGTCGAAGTCGCACGCGTGCTGTTGGATACGACACAGGTCGTGTCTGTTACAATGATGACAGACAATATGGTTGTGTCGACTGGTGACCTAGATTTCCGCACAGATAGCCTGGAAGAGTTCGAAAAGCGCGTTGGCAAGCGTATTGATTCACTCGCCAACGATTTGGCTGATCTTGCGTCACGGCTTGGCAAGATGTTGACGCGTGCAGCCTTTGTTGACGTGTTTATGGATTTGGCGCGCGTCAAGGCAACGTTGAAGCAGCCAGCTACGGCGGCCAACTATGACACTGACTATTTCCTCGATTATCAGGATTCCAACTATTTGAACACGCTCAATCTTGGTTATGATGTGATGGTTGAAATGGGGGCACGGTTCGGCATCTATTCAAGCAACACCGCCGAGATTGCGTTGTTTTCACCGAACGATGACAATGCCAAGGTTGCGAATGGCGTGCTACTGCCAGCGCATACCGACGTGTTGAAAATGACAACCGGACCATACCATAGCGAAGTCGGTATCGCGCAGTACGAATTTCAAGACGTGACCATGCAACAGGGGTACATGTCGCGCTCGCGTTTGCGTTTCGGTGGCAGTTACATGCACTGTTCGAACAGCGTCAGTTGGGACACTGGCGGTGGTCAACCTCCGGGTGCGCAGAATCTCTACGATTTTGCAGAAGTTGGTTTTAGCGCAGTCGCGGAGATTACATATTACCAGGACTATCCCGGACATGAATGGAATCGAACTGACCGCTGGTGGTACGACACGTGGAAAGAACCGTATATGTACGCGGTCACCACGGAGCACGATCTCAATGGTGCGCTTGTCGCGCAGACGTGGACACAGTCAAGTGATACATGGGCAACGAAACTTGGCGTGTACATTACGTCAAAGGCAGCGGCAGAAGATATCCATATTGCTATTTGTGATGTGATTGCGGGAGTGCCAGATCCTACGCGCGTTATCATGAAGACAACGCTTGCGTCGGCAAATATCGTGTTGCTGTGGAACCGCTTCTCCATCCCTTATACTTTCCTGCAGAAGGGCAAGCGTTACGGACTGATAATCGTGTCCAACGCCAACCATAAGTTCGGCATGGCAGAAGGTCAAGGTTTCCTGAATGGTACGTTCTTTTATTCGACAGACGGCGCGTACTTCCAAGGTGATCTGACTAAAGATCTCATGATGGAGATCTGGGGTGCCAAGTTTAATGCGGCGCAAGTCAGCATGACCATGAACAATCTGTCCAATCCGGGCGGTTTCCGTAACTTCGACATGCTGGCTGAGATGTACGTACCAGACAGTACACAACTCTTACTCGAAATGAAACTCTTTGGCACTGGCATATGGTTGCCGATGGTGGCGGATAATTCCGAAATCCTGCAAGGTGGTACTGCACCTCAGTCGGCAGACTTGCGCTTCAGGTTTATCGGAACCGTGGATATGATGCCTGCTGTGAAGTTGACCGGCAGCCGTATTCGTATTTGGCGGCCGAAGCAGACATTCAAGCACATCAGCAACGTGATCACGCTTGGCACGGCTTCTACTGAAATTCACGTTATCGTGATCCTTGAAAACTTCGACGAAACACCGCATGACTTGACATGTATTCTGCGGCGCGGTGGCCCTACTTACGCCACCGTTGAGACTGCTGATGCGACCTCGACCACGTTGGTAAATCTCGCGGACAAACGATACAAGCGTGAATTCACATTCACGCTTACATCGCTCACTGCATTTGTCATAGAGTTCAACGGCACGACAAATGCCGAGCAGAACACTTTCCTTATCGCCGAGCGCACATACTATTCACTCTAGAGGAGAACCAAATGGCTAACGAACCTGCCGTACCTGCCGCCCCTGTGCAGCAGGCTGCGCCCGTAATCGATTTGGAGAAGCAGTACGTGCTTAGAATTAACCGTGTTGTCACGCAGGGTTTGCGCGGCACGATTATCATGCGTCCGGAAGACGAGCATGTTGTTAGTGGCAAATTTCTGGATGCACTGGCAAAGGGTGAATACGCGGACGCGATCAGGGACTACGTCGTCAAAGAATACTAAGGGGTTGTTCCCATGGCTACACGATTCTCTCAATACCGGATGAAACGTGATGAAGATCTCGCTGATCCGACTACGCTCGACAAACGGTTTGGCGATATCGATGCACGTCTGAATTTGCGCGAGCAGGACGCGGCCAATATTCAGCGTGCCATCGATACGTTGATTGAACTTGGTATTCAGCGGGTGAATGACACATTTACGCCGTTGATTTTGGAAGCACAAACACAGCTCGCGAATTTCGGTGTGTTGTTCACCGGAACTTCAGATACCGAAGAGACAATCGGTACGGGCACCAAGAACCTTGTGTTGTCAGAAGAAACACGCGAGGGATGGGTTCATGTGAATTATGTGGATGTGAATTCTACCGTGAATAGTTCTAATGCGATGATATGTCGTGTTGTCAGTTTCTCACGTGATACTGGATTGCTGGTGCTAGACAGCGAGCTGGCGCTTGGCTCCGGTACGTTCAGTGATTGGCAAATTGACGTGTCGGTTAAGCCTGACGCAACGCATGCCACGCGCGTGGACAATCCACATGCCACCACGGCGGCGCAAGTTGGTGCCTATACCATAGGCGCTATTGATGCCTTGCTTGCAACGATGCCGCAAACAACGAGTCCAGTATTCACCGGCACACCTCAGGTACCAACTCCTACTGCGGGTGCTAATGTTGCACAGATTACAAATATTCAATGGGTCAATGCGGCTATCGCTACCGCGTTCGGTACCGTCGGTACGGATGTTACCGCGGTGATCAATGCGTTGAATAACCGCTTGCGGTTCGATGTTCAGCAAACATTGTCGACAACACAGAGCGCACAGGCTTTGACCAATTTGAATATCGTTTCCCAGCTTCGTACATTCTTGGCAGCGACCACCACTGCGGCGGCACGTACTGCACTTGGCGCGGCAAGCACGTCTGGTGGAGAAACGATAACGGGAGCTAACGTTTTCTACGGACTACGCACCCAGAATCACGGTGGTATTGCCGCGCAGGGCGCGATCTATCTGGGAAATACAGATCGATATCTTTATTACAATGGAACCGAATATTCATTTGGCACGGCGAAAGTTAATGTTCCTAGTTTGGGAGCAGGTGCAATCAACTGTACCGGCATTACTTCGTCTGGTCAGGTAAATATCACCAATGGTGAGCTCTATTGTTATGGGCACGCTTCAAGTCTAAGGCAGGGTGTCATTCGCTTTGTCAGTAATGGTGATAGATATCTTCACTTCGATGGAACTAATTATAATATGCCCAGCGGTCATGTCTATTCAGCTGCTGGTCGCTTGTGGGGATCCGGTGATTTTTCACCGTCACAGTTTCAGCCCGCTGGCAGCTATCAGCCTGCTGGCAGCTATCAGCCTGCTGGCAATTATCAGCCTGCTGGCAACTATCAGCTCGCGGGCAACTATCAGCCCGCAGGTAACTATCAGCCTGCTGGCAACTATCAGCAGGCGCTTGGCTTTTGGCCGGTGCAGCAGGGCGGTGGTTTGTACCAGCAAGGTAACAAGATCTACATTGGCTGGGATGACGGGAACAGACTTAGAGTACAAGTCGATAACACGGATCTGGGTAGAATCCTGTTCGATGAGCATGGTGTCGCCGCGGTCAGGTTTGAATATAACGCGGGTATGATGCGCCAAGAACTTCAATACTTCAAGAACGGTCAGTGGCATAGTGGTGGATTCCCGTATTAACAATCGGTGGAATTCCGTCTGGTAAAGAAAAGGAAATACGATGGCTTCCGAACTGACGCTTATATCACAGACGGTTCAGTTAACCGAAGTCACCGATATAGCTGTGACTGTTGTCACACCCGACATTGATGCGGGGGATCACTTTCGTGAAATTCGCTTCTTCGGCACTCCGCCTGAGGGCGAAGAAACTATCCCGATGATGTTCATCATTCGGATACGCGCTGACGATCCAATCAAACTGAAGATCACGGTGCCGATAAGCGAGTTCTAAAATCTCAACCCTTCAAAAGGAGGCTACACCATGGGCGATCCCAATTTTGGTATTGTACTTCGTCAGGTTGACGAAGAAGCACGTCCGGTAATCGGTGCTGATTTGTCTACGGTTGGACTGATCGGCCCTGCACCGTCAGCAGACGTTGATGCATTTCCGCTCAATACGCCGGTGCTGATGTACTCGAACAAGTCGGCGATGACCATGAAACTCGGTGATACCGGGTATCTGGCCGACGCAGTGCGTGCCATCAATGATCAGGTCGGCGAAACACAGTTCGCTGCTCGTATCGTGGTGGTTCGCACGGCAATGGGAACCAACGTCGATCCAGCGATTAGGATTCAGGAAACGATCAACGGTATCGTTGGTTCGTCGACGGCAGGCACTGGCATTTTCGCCTTCTTGAAATCCGCTCAGTTGCTGGCGGTAACTCCACGTTTGATCACTGCGCCGGGCTATACTGGACAGATGGCCAATGGTGTCGGCACTCTTTCGCGAACCGCAGGCGGTACAGGCTACGTCGAGGGACAATCTTATCCGATCACCTTTAGTGGTGGTGGTCCCGACGCGGTGCAGGCTACAGCACATGCGTTTGGATTGGCCAGCGGGCAGCTGAGTTCGACAGTGATCCTGGATACTCCGGGGGCGTGGTACGACACTGCTCCTACAGTCGTGGTACCTCCTGCTGTGAAGACCGCTACGGCAGCGACATTGGCCAGCGGCGGCAGTGGTTATGCGGTCAATGATATGATCACATTGACCAATGGTGTGATCATTCAGGTCCTTACGGTCAGTGCCGGTGCTGTCGCAACTTTCGAAATCGAAAATCCAGGCTCTATTCCTGGTATTTCGCCAGACCCGCCCAATCCACGGCCGCAATTCTCGGTTTCGCCGACTGGCGGCAGCGGGGCGACATTCGATCTGACATGGACAGCGTCTGCGGTTGCGACCTACACGGCGACTATGTCGGCTGGTGCCAATCCGATCTGTTCGTCGCTTCATGGGGTGCTCAATCAGTTGCTGGGCCATGCGGTAGTCGAGTCGTCTGGTATCAGCCAGGTGGATGACGAAAACTGGCGCGAGACCATCAACAGCAAACGGCTGATTCCCATCAGCGGCAGCGTGCGCGTGCTCGATCCGGTATCTGGTTCCGTGGTGTTTCGTCCACTGGCTCCACGTATTATCGGCATCGGGGTGCGGCGTGACCATGAAAAGGGTGCACCGTTCCACAGTTGGGCGAACCAAGCGGTGCAGGGTATTGTCGGCCCGAACCGCGATATTCCGTTCGCGCTTACCGATGACGCCAACGAAGCTCAAGATCTCCTTGGTCACAACATCGGCGTGCTGATCCGCGGT